TCCTTTTCAGTCACATTAACACCTGGTGATACTTGAAAAGCCATGTTTAGTTCTCCTTAATATTAATATTAATCTTTGTTAGTTATGTAACCCTTTTACTTTAGATATTTATATGTATCAAAATCTATACTATTCGCCCTTACGATAAGTGACTGGTCGCCATATCTCACCTGCGTCAACAAAATAACCGTCATTTCCTTCAGGATCATTTAAACCGTCATCTATAAACCCAAAAGGCGCCATATCTGATTCTATTGCGTTTTGTTGTTCGGTAAACATTTGACCCCTTACATCAACATTCGTCAACTCTTTAAAATATCTTTGATTGGCAACCCAAGAAAAGATAACTAGACACATCACTAAATCATCATGAGCACCTTGTTCAGCCTCAAAAGATTTTCCTCGAGAAATAAAAGTTGATAACTCAGACATAATATCAAAATCTTGAATCAATAACTTATCACCTTCTATCAGACTTTTCAGATTTGAAGTTCCGATTTTTTTTGTACCCTTTGTCATTCTTAAACCTAATTGATTACCTCTACCACTAAAGCCGCCACCTAATACTTGACCTGCTCTACCACGTTGTGTGACCATCATCATATTATCATACTCTAGCTCGAATTGCATTGCGTCTGCCACCTGTTGACCTAGATCGTTTATCTCTATCAACACATACGCTTTGTTATAGTAATCGCCTATCTTCTTTATCATATTTGGAAATACAATTGGCTTGATATTGTTGTTTCGATACTTCGCAACAATCTTGTAGGGCGCTGTTGTAGCATCTATGACTATGAAAGCTGAATAATCGTTATTGATACCTCTTGCAACATCAACAGTTATAACATAAGTATGATCTTTTTTCGGCATCTCGTAAACATCTAATCCATCGGGACTTCTTTTAGGATCAACAATGGCCATTGTCTTTAATTTTTGTGCATTGATAAGTGTATCAACACTACCTAAGAACTCACACTCGAACTCTGTCTGAAACTGTGCCTCACTCGTGTTCTTGATTGTTTGTTTCTTCCATTCATCATCACGACCAGGAACCTCTGACCAGTGTACCTCGATAGGTTTAAAAGTATTTTTCTTATTTACTGCGTCTGTCCACATCTTATAAAACATATTCATACCATGAGGTGTAGATACGATCATAACTTTAGATGACTTACCAGATGAGATTGTGGGATATACTGAACTAAAAAATTCTTCAGCGATATTATTGGGTACATAGGCGAACTCATCTAAGAATATGATGTTAAAGGTACTTCCCCGAACAGCACTTGATGAAGTTGAAGCCGCAACGATTCTACTTCCGTTTTCTAGTTCTAGGGAACCTTTGTTCCAGTTAAGAACGCCTTGTTGCATCCATTTCGGCAAGTACTCGTAAGCTAATTGCAATCGCCCTAATAAATCTCTTGCCGTAGAAGATTTGTTTGCTAGTATTGCAACATTCACATTATCGTTAAATAAAACGTAATGTAAGAGGTAGGATACAATGATAGTTGACTTTCCACTCTGTCTAGGTAATTTACATATTGTAAACCTATTATCATGGAAAGTATCTACCATCTTCCGCTGAAAGTCATACATCTCAAAAGGCACAAGACCTTTATCGATTGTGACAATTTTTAAATATTCTTGTATGAAGTATTTAGGATCCTCAAGACACTTCATCACCTCATCTACTTGTTTCTTAGTAAATCGTGATTTCGTGTGTGCCTTTTTTAGATTAGGATTACCTAAGTATTGATCTAAAGTTGCCATTATTTTTTATCTTTATTTTTCTTTATCATTTTTTGTAGTTCAGTTGTTGATCCTACAAATAAAGCATTAGTGACATTTTTTGGTGTGTCACCTTTTACATCTTTAATTTTTTTAAGTTTATCTTGTAAATCTAATAAATTTTGTGCAATCTCACTTTGACTTTTAATTAGTTGACCTGCCACTTCGTAAGCCCTAGGATGTTCACCTTCTTTTGCTAATGCAAGTATTCCGTCTATCGCTTGATTACCTTTTTCTAATAACTTGTAAAGTTCTCCTCTACCAGTATCAAAATCTGTGTCAACATCAGCTGATGGTACAACCGCAGGAACAGGTTTCTCATTTATAATCTCTAAAGGATTCTTTTCTTCTTTTTTATCTAGCGCTTTTTCTGCTATATTAAGCACTTCATTTAATTTATCATCAATATTACTCATTTTAAAAACCTTTTATTATTATGTATCGTTACCAGTTTTCTCATCATAATTTAAACCATCATTAAAGAATTCTAGTGTTTCAGTATATGTGTATGTATCATCCTTATCAGCACCTGTTGGATTTGGTGTTATTGTAACTCTCTCACTACGAGATGGACTTTGATCTGCCGTATCAGCATATAGATCAGCAGACGCCTTTCTTATAACAGCAGTTGAACTAATTGGTCCGTATAGATATATCTTTGCAGTAAATTTTAACGTGTATATAATTCTTCTTCTATCTGTCAATGCACCTGTATAACTATCTTCATAATCAACACTTTCTAATACGAAAGGTATATCTCTCTTTGTATCCATGATATCTCTATCGATAATCATAGTTACAGTATAGTCTGGTTGAAAGTATGGTAATATTTGCTCTATGATCTGTAAGCCATCATCTGAGGTTGCAGTAAAAACATTTAATTCAAAACTTACATCATATGGCACAGGAGAGTATTGTGTAAATACTTTCTTTTCATCACCACTAGCATTTTTAGCAACACTATGTCTTTGATTCTTGTTTAATTTACGAGAGCCATCATAAGCATAACCAGTGACATCAAAGGACATACGAGGTAGAGTAATCGCCACACTTGAATCGTCTCCAGTTAAATTTGCATTTTGATCTAGTCTTGCAATGAACTTTTCTTTAGGTGCATATGATAAGGGCACTCTAATTGTCTGTAAAGGATTTCCGCTAGAATCCAATCTCTTGATATTGATATTATTGAATATTGTACCAAACGCAATTACAGTATTTCTTATAGATTTATTATAGAAATGTTGTCCAAACATTATTGTCCTTTATCTGCTATCTTGCCTGAATTGATACCTTTTTTAATAACATAATCCTGTGTGCCATTTGCACCAGCATTCACTTCTTTTTTAAGACTTCTACTTAAATTTAGTTCTTGTTTTTGTTTATTAATTTTATTAGCATGCTCTACTAATTGTCTATGTCTATCTCTTTCCATAATTTCTATACCCGTATCCTTTTTTTCTATCACCATATAGTTTCATCCATGACCAACTTGTCAATGCAGTTGAATAGTGATTAATTCTTTCTAATATATATTTAATAATCATCAACTTCTCCGAAAGGATTTCTTTCGCTAAAATCTAATATATCATCAGCAGTTGATGATGTGTTCGTACCTGCAGCAGTTTCAAATGCTTTTCCTTGATCAACAGGTTGTTGCTCTGACATTGTAAATTCTTCGTTGACAAGATAGTTAATATCTCCCACATCACTCTCTAGTGTGATCGCACCTGAAGCAGATGTACCAGTTTCTAAACTAAACTGGAAGTTCATTGTGTCTGTTGACAATGCGTCCTCAACAGCATCAATAGAGGCGATACCTGTATCAACTCTTTCAGAGCTGTATTCCCATTTAGTACAAGATAATTTGTAAACAGGTAGGGCACTTTGTTGATAGAAAGGTTGTTCATGTTCAACAAACTGTATCTCGAAGAATGCCTTTGTCGTAGGGAAATATACTAGATCGCCTTCTTGTGGCCTCTCAGCAACTAGATCACTATTGTTAGATACTAGAGTTTCCCATCTCAATTTTGATACTGTAAACTTGATATCATCTCTTAACTCCAGACCAAACTTCTTGATTATCTCTTGTTCACCCATGTATCCATCTGTATTGTCAACATACATCTCTATGATATAAGAGTCATCAAAAGACGAAGCAGGATCCTCACCGAAGATAGTATCTTTATTTGCTATCTTTCTCGGTAAATAAAAAACATCTTGACCATATATCTTAAGCTGTTCTATAATTAAGTCTTCGTATAACCTTTGCTCAGATGTAGTGCCAGTGCTGAAATAAACATTAGTTGGCATTTAGTTTTTATCCTTGTTGCATATGTGCAGGCTCTTCATAATTTAATCTTATTTCTTCTTCAAGTTTTTGTTGTTCTGCTATTGCCGTAGAAAATAGTTCAGGTCCGTTAAGTGTAACTCCGCCTAACATCGCCGTACCATTAAATTTCGACAGGTTTTGTCCCCATTGTCTTTTAATTAATGCTGTGGTATATCTCTTTAGATAGATATCGTCATACATATCTGTATTGTCATCTGGATTTAGTTTTCTAAAAACTTCTATAATTAGATATTCACCTGCTGTGATATCTCTCTTCCAATCCATATCAATGAATAGTTTATTTGATAGATGATTGAATCTCATTGGTTTTTCACCAACTAGTATATGATCTAAAAAATCTAAATGACGCATTGTCATCTCATAGTGTACGATACTTGTAGATGAGAAATCATATAGATCATTTAATCTTAATTGATATCTGACATCAAACATATTTAGATTCGCTCTATCAGATAGAGGAAATACATTCACGACAGAAATTACCGAAGAAGGAACAACAAGAAAATTAGCTCCTTGATTCCATGATGTTGTCACACTACCTTGTGTGATTGATTCAGATGTATCTGTTGTCATTCTAGTGATATCAGCAGCAGTCACTTCATATTTTAAATACATTCTCTCAACACCGTCCGTATGATACTGACAGAAATATTGTACCGCCTCATCTATTCTATCGTCTACCTGATCATCATCAACATTTATATCGATCACAGGTTTACCCAATGCTCTTAAACAGTATTCTTTTAATGTTGCTTTTGTACTTGGTACAGCCATAATTGTTTCCTACCTAGTCACGCTCGGCGTGACTGTTGCTCTTCCCTCGATTCTTCTAGTGATGATACCACTTGAATCAGTTTGAATTAAATCCCAAACATACCTACCTTCAGAAAGACCAGAAGTTACTGTATCTGTTAATGTTATCGAACAAGTACCTGCCGTTGCACTTACAAGAGCAGTTGTAAAACTTGTAGAACTACTTGACAAGTGAGTCTTTCTTAACTTACTTGTTATTGTACTTCCTGTCAAATCTACAACTGTTCCTGTCGAATCTTTGATAGTTAAAGTTTCTGTGAAATCAGCGTCTTGATCAATGGTAATGTTTTGTATAGTTGCCATTAGTAAAATTCCTATATTAAATCTGCATTGTATCTTATATTTATAAGATACTCAAAACGACCTATATATGAATATTAACTAGCAGTATACCCTTTACCAGCTGCTATAGCGCTGTCAATCGCTGTAAAACTTTCGTCAGTCCAGATTGATGTAGTACCATCTTCTTTTTTCATAGCTTTCATAAGCTCTAAATGTTCTACGTTTCTGTCAACTGCTGCTTGTCTTTCAGCCGCTTCTTCATCTGCCATTGAATTTCCAGCGATAACATCATTGATTAAAGACACGCTGTGTCCCATTGCTGTGAAATCTTTTGCGATTTCGTCTGCTGTTTTGTCTGCCATTTTATTTCCTTTTGTTATTCTGTAGCACAAGCCACAGGTTGGTTATTAGTTAGTTTCTTATATTTATCAATAATAGTTTTTGGTTCCACCATATTATTTCGTGGATCACTATCATTGAATTTTGATTCATCCCACTTTTCACCCATGTGAAAGTGTAGATTAGTGTTGTGAGAGTAACCAAATTGTGTCCAACGAGTTGAACCCCAGATTACCACTCCACTCTTTTCAACAGATGCTGAAAAATGTTGTAAACAACTGTCTATACTTACAAATCCCTCTGCGTTTTTTAACAACTCATGTATATGTGTCCAATGAAGATCACATCTAATAGTACCTAGATAATGTGGCTCATTAGGTAAAACACAGTTGATAATAGTAGTATCAGGATATTCCTCTCTCAACATATCAACTACCTGTTGTGCTAAGAATGGCTGATAGTTTCGATTGGGATTGATATTAGTATATTGATTGTTAGGATTAAAACCCATTTGAGGTTGTCCTCCAGACAATTGTATTAGTAAATATTTTCCAATCTCATTCGTTTTTAACCACTCATCAACAGACTCTTTATGTTGACTCGTATAAAGTTTAGGTGTCATAGAGTTATGATACTCAACACCGTGATGTTCACAATAACTTTCGATTAAGTGTTGTTTGCCAAATTGAAAATTTGACTTATATGGCTCACAATAAAATATATTATTTGACGCCATAATCCTTGGATCTTGTAAAGGTAATGTTTGTTCAAATGCCATCTTGACATTTGGATTATTAGCAAAACAACCGATATACGGCGTATATATTTGAATGTTAGCCTTTTGTTTCAATTTAGGTATTAGAGCAGTGAATGCCGTACATTTACCAACTCCGCCTTCGACAACATAAGTATTTAATTTCATTTAGTTCCTTTCATAATAAATTAATAATAATATTTATAATAGTTTTTTAAGTAGTTTATCCCTCTAATGTTTCTATCCTAGTTTTTAAATTATCGTTCTCTGCTTTTAATTCTTTTATTGCATTGACTAATACTGGAACTAGTTGTCCACCAGTTAATTTTAATGCGTCTTCAAATTCATCATCTATAATAACATTATTTCCACCATCTGCTTTTTCTAAAGCTAAAATGTCTTGTGCTTTGAATCCATATCTTACATTTCCTGTCGGAGTGTCATCTTCTCTTGATTTTTTAAATTGAAAAGAAACAGGTTCTAATTGATTTACAAAATCTAAACCATGAGGAACAGAACCAAAGTTTGTTTTATCTCTTTGATCTGAAGTTACTGTCCAATCAACTTTTACATAAGAATTAGATATTGAGTTATTTCCAACTACAAGTCTATTATCTTCCGTAGTAATGTTTATCATACCATCATTACCAGAGTCCCTACCAAGAGCTATATTATTATCTCCTGTAGTGACATTAACTAATGAAGACTTACCTACAGATGTATTATAGTATCCCTCTGTATTACTTTTTTGAGAACAAGCACCAATTGCTGTATTATCATGACCAGTATTTGTTTTTGAATTTAATGCACAAAAACCAAATGCTGCATTATCATTTGTAATTGTACTTTCTTTTAAAGCATTAACACCAACTGCGGTATTATTACCTGAAGTAGTATTTGCACAAAGAGCAAAAGCCCCTACTGCAACATTATTTGTTCCAGTCGTAGTTTTACACATTGCTTGTCTACCAAGTGCAGTATTAGTGTGTCCTGTGGTTGCTAATGTTAAAGCTTCTACACCCATTGCAGTTGAATCATAAGCAGTTGTACCTGAACATAGTGCAGAATATCCTACTGCTGCATTGTTTGCTCCTGTAGTTAATTTACATAATGAGTGTTTTCCTACTGCGGTGTTCGAAGCTCCAGTAGTTGCTGTTCTTAATGCACTATGACCAACTGCTGTATTACCTTGTGCTGATGTATTTGCTACTAAAGCATAATGACCAACAGCTGTTAAGTGATAACCACTTGTGTTTGTTGTAGCTGCTGTATAACCTATAGCTAAGTTATCTCCTGCCGCATTATTTGCTGCCAAAGCAGAAGGACCGATTGCTAAATTTGTAGTATTTGTAGTATTGGCACCTAATGCATTATCTCCGATTGCAATATTATTACTACCTGTTGTATTTGCGTCTAAAGCTGATGTACCAACAGCAACATTGGCTGTTCCTGTTGTGTTAGCTTTTAAAGACTGTTTGCCAACTGCTACATTGTTATCTGCTGTGTTATTTTCTAATGCTTCAACACCTACAGCAACATTACCACTGTGTGTTGTAGAATCTAATAATGCTGCTCTACCAATAGCAACGTTATCTCCACCTGTTGTTAATTTACCTGCAGCTTCATAACCTAAAACAGTATTATTTGAACCTGTTGTAATAGCATCTCCAGCAACTGTTCCAACTGCTGTGTTTTGTGTTCCTGTTGTGTTAGCTTGTAAAGCATTTTTACCAACTGCTGTATTATAAGCTGCTGTTGTGTTACTTTGTAAAGCACCTCTACCTAAAGCTGTATTATCGGCACCTGTTGTATTTGCACATAAAGCAGAAAGACCAACTGCTGTATTTTCATCAGCTGTTGTGTTAGCTTGTAGAGCACATCTACCAATCGCTAAATTATTACTACCTTCTGTATTGCTGTCCATTGCTAAAAATCCAATTGCAATGTTATTATCTCCTGAAGTATTTGTATCTAAAGCTCTTGCACCTATAGCAACGTTTGCTCCACCTGTTGTATTTGAAACTAAAGCACTATAACCTACTGCCACACCAACAGCACCATCTGTATTAGATTTTAGAGCGTTCATACCTATTGCTGTGTTACATCTTGCTGTTGTGTTTGAACACAAAGCTGCTTTACCGACTGCTGTATTATAACAACCTGTCGTGTTAGAGTTCATTGCAAATCTACCTATTGCTGTATTTTCAGTTCCAGTAGTATTAGATGTTAAAGCTACTACTCCAACTGCAACATTCTGGTCGCCTGTTGTGTTAGCCCTCATAGCATTTAAACCCATAGCTGTGTTATTACCTGCTGTAGTATTTAAAAGTAAAGCATCATAACCGACTGCTGTGTTTCCTGTTCCTGTAGTATTGGCACATAATGAATTACCACCTAAAGCAGAGTTAGTTGAACCTGTTGTATTTTTACATAGAGATTGAGTACCAAATGCTGTGTTATTTGAAGCTGTTGTGTTAGCTTTTAAACTATTTTGACCACCTGCTGTGTTAGAAGCTCCTGTTGTGTTAGCTAATAAAGATAAAGAACCTACAGCTGTATTGTTACTAGCTGTTGTATTAACTGTTAATGCTTGCCAACCTAATCCAACATTATTTGCACCTGTTGTGTTTTTATCTAAAGCAAATGCACCTACTGCTGTATTTCCAGTAGCTGTTGTGTTTAAAGTTAAAGAACTTCTACCAATTGATACATTGCTAGATCCTGTAGTGTTTGAACCTAAAGCACTTCTACCTACTGCAACATTATTTGTACCCTCTGTATTATCTCCCATAGACCCATGACCTATTGAAGTATTACATCCAGCTGTAGTATTGGTATCTAAAGCACCAGTTCCTACGGCTACGTTTTCTGTTCCTGTTGTGTTAGAAGCCAAAGAATTTCTTCCAACTGCTACATTATTAGAAGCCGTTGTGTTAGCTGTTAAGGCAAATCTACCAACTGCTGTGTTTGTTTCACCTGTGGTATTTGTTGCTAAAGCAGATTCTCCAACAGCTGTATTTTGACTTGCATTTGTGTTAGCAACTAGAGCACCACAACCTACTGCTGTGTTTTTATCTCCTGTAGTATTAGCATCTAAAGCGGCATAACCAACTGCTGTATTATTATCTGCTGTTGTATTGCTTTCTAAAGCTAAATGTCCTACTGCAACATTTTTATCACCTGTTGTGTTATCTAATAAAGCTCCACAACCAATAGCAACATTTCTACATCCTGTTGTGTTAACACCTAAAGCTGATTTTCCAACTGCTACATTATCTGATGCTGTAGTGTTACTTGTTAAAGCACTTTGACCAATTGCTACATTGTTATCTCCTGTAGTATTAGCATCTAAAGCTGTAACACCTAATGCTGTATTTTGACAGCCCTCTGTATTAAGAAGCATAGAATTAAATCCAATTGATGTATTTTTACAACCTGTTGTATTATCTCTTAAAGATGAAGTACCAACAGCTGTGTTACATTGTGCTGTTGTGTTTGATTTTAATGCTTCATATCCTAAACCTGTATTATAATTAGCAGTGTTTACTTTTAAAGCATGATAACCCATTCCAACATTACCTGCGGCTGTAGTAAGAGTGCCTAAAGCACAAACACCTATTCCAGTGTTTGCAGCACCTGTGGTATTGCATCTTAAAGAATTATGACCTACTGCAACATTATTTGCACCTGATGTTGTACCAAGCATAGAATTCATACCTAAAGCAGTATTTAAAGTTCCTGTCGTACTTGCTGAAAGAGCAAAATAACCCAAAGCAGAATTAGAAATTCCAGTTGTTTGGGAACACAATGCACAAGCACCAACTGCTGTGTTATAACTTGCTGTAGTTGCACTTCTTAAAGATAAAGTACCTAATGTAGTATTTTCAGCTCCTGTTGTATTAACCTTCAAAGAACAAGTACCAAGAGCTGTATTAAATTCTCCTGTTGTGTTAGAGAATAAAGAATTATGACCAACTGCTACATTATTAGATGCTGTATTTGCGTCAAGTGCTTGTGTACCAATTGCAACATTATTTGAACCTGTTTGATTTGCTTCCAAAGAATTAACACCCACAGCAACATTTGAACCACCTGTTGTGTTATTCGCTAAAGAACCATATCCCACACCTACATTAGAAGCACCAGAGGTATTGTCTGTTAAAGATGTGCTACCAATCGCTGTATTAAAATTTCCACTTAAACTACCACTATCTAAAGCAGTATTACCTATAGCAACATTACCTGTTCCTGTTGGGTAATCTCCATCTAATTTTATTGTACCACCATCTACATCTAAGTTTCCATCAATATCTACTGCGTCTAAGTTTGCTGTACCATCAACATCAATGTCGCCTGAGATGTCTAAATCTGCCATCACAGCAGTTCCAGTTATAGTTGGAGCAGTAAGAGATTTATTTGTAAGTGTTGAAGTTGAACTGTTTGTAACCAAAACAGAATCACCACCAGAACTAGGTAGTGTAAGAACATTTGAAGCACTTTCAGAATGAGGTGCACCTTGTAATGTTTGTGCGTGAGCATTTGAACTCTCACAATAGAATTTTATTTGTGAAACTGCTGAACCATCATTTTTAAGATCGATAAGACCACCAGTCAAGAATAGATCACCACCAGCTGACATATCAATTGTAAATGGAGTGATAGTAGAACCACCGTCATTACCTTTAATAACAAAATCTTTAT